CACCTTTCACTATCAAATCACAATACCATTTGATATTAATTTTATTAAAAATTACTATGCTATCATCATCTAATTTAAATTCAATATATTGTTTTTTGTTGCAAATAGCTTCATGTTTATCTAAAGCTAGCTCCATTTATTATTTATAAAATATTTTATAAATATCAATTTTATAATAAAGAAAATTAAACTATTGACATAACTATATATCAATACTATTTAAATAAATAAATAATAATATTATTAACTATTGCACATATTAGAAGTTAATCTATTTAACCATAAAATTAATTATTAACTTCTAATATGTGCAATAGTAGAGTTCAACGTTATAAATACTATTATATGTATATATTTAAGTATTTTTATTTATATTTGACTTAAACATAATTTATATATTAAGACAATTTTTGACTTTTAATTTGTTGTTGATTTCAATATGTTATTGCGTTTATATTTTTTAAAATTATATATTGGTTAAAATATATTATTATGACTATGTCAAATAAAGAAAAAGACTATTTTAATGAATTAGAATGGATACAAAAAAATACACAAGATCTATACTTACCACATAAAGATTATATTCAAAGTTCTGAAAATGTATTAGATTTTAATAAAAATTTAAGTTTTGAAAGTAAACAAGAAATATTTTTTAAAAGTCCACTAAATTTTGTAATGTCACATGTCGTGCCATCAAATAAAAAAGCCAAATTTATAGGAAATTTTAGATTAGAAATAAATAGTAAATATAAATTAAGAGATATTTTATATTCATTAGATATTGAAATAGGAGGAAACACTATTAATAAAATATATCCCGAAGGTTTTGATTCTGTTTTTATGTGTCAAAATAGCAAGAATCGTTCTATCGATAAAATAGATAAAAAAGTATATTTTTTACCAGGAATTAGATATCTTCAATTAAAAGACTATTATGAAACCAGATTTTGGATAAAATTTAAAAATTTTCAGGATAGTGATGTTAAACTAATATATGATTATTACAATAATTCTGTGCCAAAAATAAAAACTACACCCAATGATGATGATCCAATATATAATTATCTTCTTATTCCATATTATCAAACTTACTTTCATGGAAATGATAAGTTGGATCATAATGAACCTCGTTTTTATACAAGATTATCATTTAATGGTGTAATTTTATATCTAAATATTGAACTATATGATTCAAAAACAAAGAACTATTCTAAAATACTTTCAAAACAATTTGAAGAAATTATATTGGAAATAAATGGAAGAATAGTAATTATAGATAAAAATCTTTTGAAATATTTTGAAGAAAAATATGGAAATGGTATAATACCATTAACAAAATTCTTAGATTTTAAAAATCGAATAGGAGGTATAAGTCTAAATAATAATTGGGGTTCTATAACATTGGTAAAATCAACAAAGTCAGAAAATAAAAATGAAATATTTGACACTGTTAAAATTTTTGGAGCAGGTTATAATTTTATGAAAAATGCTTCCACAGAATATCATTATAAAATGAGAAATCTTAACAAGTATAACTTTATAGCTTACTAAATACAAATTATTTATTAATGAATTAAATATTTAAAAAAGAGATTAAATAAATTAATTATGTATTCTCTTTCATACAACATTAGTTACAATATAAACATTTTAAAATTGATAATTTATTTGTATTTATGTATTGAATTCATATGACGAGTATATTTAACATAAAAAAAATAAACTCTATTAAAGATCTTAATATTCCTCCTCACTACTATTTTTATAATCTTAAATTTACAAACCAATTAAAAGAAATATTAAGAGATCAAGAACAAAATGAACATTTTGCATCTTCTATCGAATGGAAATCAAGATATGGAAAACTTAAATTTAACATGCATAATAGTTTTTTAAGTGATTATTTAATTACAGACTTAATAATTTTTAATAGTCATAAATTATCTGAAGATGAAATACCTTTGATATTATCTTTGATTAAATTTAAAGGCAATAGAAATGAAGACAACTATTACTTGGATAAATGGCATATATTTGATGAAAGTATGGGATATGATTTTAATCCAAATATTGAATATCTTAAAGATAGCCCAGATACTTATGTTGAATCCATTTATGACATGTACATGGTTACTAGAGTCATACTGTGGATAATGAGTTCTTTGCCAAAAGAAAAAGTAAATATACATAACTTTAATATTCTTGTAAAATGGGATGAAAAATATGAATTAGCTATACAAAAAGCTAATATTATAAAAAATAATAATAAAATAGAAAAAAAAATAGTACCTAATACAAGAATAGAAATAAAAGGTATACTTTCAAAAAATACATTTGAATCTAAATTTAAAAATTTTGTTAATTCAATAAATTCAGAACTTGAGAACAGGCAAGAATATGATTTTAAAAATTATATGGAATATTTAGAAGAAAATGAAAAAATATATGTAGACATAAAAAAAGTTCTTAAGATTACAAATAAAAGCAGTGTAGATCTATTTACAAAAATAACAAACAAATATGATAATAATTATATAAATTGTGAAGGATTAGATAAATCAGATGTTTTATGCAGGATTGTTAATTATTTTTACAATAATAAACTAACAAAAGAAGAAGCAGATGAAGCTTTTAAGAAAACAAACTATTTTGATTACTTTAAAACAGTTCGTATGAAAATGAGTTTTAATGATTATCCTATTATCAATGTTGAAAGATTCAATAATGAGTATGGCGATAGAAAAGCTCAAAAATTAATTTATAAATAAATAAGACTCTTTATATTTCTATATCTAGAGTCAAAAAATGACAACCCTCTTAACTAATATGAAATCAAGAGGGGAAGGGTTGAAATGTCCTCAAGCTTCCGAGTATCTTCAGCAACAACCCGAATACGAGTTTAGTCCTTCATAATATACTGAATATGTAAATATTTAAGTAGTTTTATTTAAGTACATAAACATTTAAAAATGAAAATAAACAAAAAATTTAAAACTCAACCTCAACATATTCAACTTCATCAAATGCACGAAGATCCCACACACATAACGACTCAGAATCGAATCCTGCATGCCACATCATGTTATCATACTCTACATCATCAGGACAATCAGAAAGATGTGTAAATTTTCGAAAATGAAAAGAAACCCCATAATAACCATCATTCTTGACATTGATCCAATTGACAGAACTTGACATCTCAACAATATGATATTTATCATGAAAATCCTTCAATTCTTTGTAAGTTTTTATCTCAAGGATGTTCTTCGGACTCTTGATTTGAAAAACCGATTTCTTGTTAGGTTCCCTGAAATGTAGTTCTTTCGCAAATTCATCGTCACAAAAATGTGAATTCTTTGTGACACGCATGTCACAGAAAGGATCATATAGCCAACTTCCGGCAGAGAACCAAATTGAACCAATGGGTTTGTTCCAGTAACCTGTCAAAGAGCGAAGCGTTGGTTCATCAAAAATTTTTGAAGTTTCGTACTTGTCGCCATGCTTCGGTTCGTTTTTGATTTTGGACTTTCCATCATGATACCACACGCCATTCTCAAGGTTGAATATGACCTTTTTACACTTCTCGCAATTGCATTGAAGCGGTGAAAATGGTTTATGAGATTCCATTTTCTTGTTGCAGAATGATGTAAAGTAAAAATTTCATACAATGTGCTTTGTTGTATGAGATCTCTAAATTAATATTCAGAGTTTGACAGATTATTCAATTTTTTGACTTTTTTGATATAAGAAATAAAAACAAAAATTGAATTCATTCATTAATTTATATATATTATAAATGTCAAATATGAGTGATTATACTTCTTTGACAACTCCTGCAATCTCAATTGGTTTTGACAAAGTTGGAACAGACAAAGTTAAAACACTTATTGATCTTTTCGATTTGGAATCTGATTCGTGGTCATTTAGTAATGTTAAAATAAAAGATAATTTTCGCAGGATTTTAAATGATTTAATTAATGATTCTTCTGATAGGGATTGGTCTAAAGAATTAAATAGTGTTGCTACTAATCTAGATGAAATTTCTGATTTTAACTACTATTTATCTTACATGTGTCTAGAACATTTAATGACAACTCATGACGCATTAAATGGTAGTGACTTTGGTAAAATCCATAACCAAGTTTACACTGAGTTTTTGATCCTTCATGTAATATACTCAGGTATTTTTAAGAATATTCATTCTAAATTTAATGAAAATGAAAATACTATAGACTTTTCGGATTCATATGATTCTTTCGATAATTATCTTGTTGAACGTATTCAGTATCACAAAGATAAGATAATTAATCAAATTAAAACAGGAATTATTTCTCCTATTCGGACGCTATTTCTATTTGTCACAGACATTTCTGAATCTGAAATTCAAAAACTATTTAAAATCAGCACCAATAAGTATGTTTGTAGTTCTCTTGTATGGATTGCAGGATACAAAGGTTTTAAGATAGAACAAAAATCAGTTATTGAAACAAAAGCATATGAATTTGGAAACCTTTTTAAGAAAGAAATTGATGAGTATCACTTGATGGGTTCAGCAATTGAACCCAATGATCATGATGTTTTAACTTCTGATGAAGTCTATTTAGTTCTTGATGTAGAACGACAAAATCAACATATTGAGCACAGCCACCTTATCGAAAAGTGTTATGAAAAAGAACAAGATCCAAAAAAGAAAGATATTTTAAAAAATAAATTGATAAACTCCAAAGAAACTAGTTGCAAATGGTACAACTATTATTGTATAACATTTCATCCCTGGTATATTCTTAATAAATTTTATTGGTTTAAATTTGCTTTTCCTTTCTATTCTAAACCAATTATTGAATCCATCGGCAAAACATATCATGACTTGATTCACTTTAATTTTGAATATCCTGTTTTTGGAGGAGAATTAGAATACATTGGTCCTTTAACTCATGAAGTTGTTGAATCAGAAGTTCAAAATATGATGGATGCAGGTTATAAAAATTTTGGTGTGACATATAAAAATATGCAACCATATTATCTTAATTGCCACTCTTATGATATTATGTATCACAAATTTGGTGGTGTAGGTTTGTTAAAGTCAACTATTCGTAAAAATGGCACCAATTATGATTTATTATGGTGGTCCACATACCAATACAACAAAGAAAAAACGAAACGAATTAGAGAATATTCTTGTGTATTAAGTAAATTTAAATGTGAATACAATCCTGAAACTCGCAAAGCAACTTATACTGTTGAAAATGTTGGTCCAATCACTACCGGGGAAACAATGGATGATGCTTTTGATGCTCAACCAGATATGATTAAAAAATTGGTTGACTCTCTTGAATTCAATTTATTTTTTTAAATTATATTTCGATAATTTAAATCTTTATTTATATCATGAATTATTACTAAATATTGAATTAATTAGTGTTTTAGTAATTCTTATAGACTGTATGCTTGCTAAACTAATCTTTTATCTGATGCTATCTACTCTAATTATCAGAGTAAATAGTAGCTCTTTAGAATATACTCTTTCTCAAACATCGGGTTGGAATAATGGTGGTTGTTTTACATTGTCTCTTCGTAATGACAATACTTATGTTGTAAATGGATGGAAATATAAATTAGTATCAAGTAATTCTGAAATTATTAATATTTTAGTTGATGATTTTTGGGGTTGTTATGCAGATAATGATACTATTTATGATAATAATCTAATAGTTCCAAATGGAAGAGTTTATGGAATTGGCTTTTGCATTTCTTTTGAATCATATGTTGACGGAAATGATCTTAATCTTATTTTAGAAGTTGTAAATGATAAAAATCAAACAACAACTACAAGTAATAGTCCAACAACTACAAGTAAAAATCCAACAACTACAAATAGAAATTCAACAACCACAATAAGTCAAAATTTAATAACAACCACACCAAATAAATATTATACTACAACAAATAAATGTTCAATTGCAACAACCACAAATTCTAATTCAGAAATAGATACATGGTATGGAAATGTGAGTTTAGATATAGTTGAGGATTGGAATGGTGGATTATGTGCAAATTTAAGATTAAAAAATATAGGAAATAAAGTCGCTAAAAATTGGGAACTCTTTGGTTTAATAAAAAATAATGGTGTTACATGTTTAGTATCAGAAGTATGGGAATCAAACAATTTAAATAAAGCAGGATATGATCTATCTATTTCAGGTGAATCTCAATCTTTAATATTTCCGTCTGGTGTCGAAGTTGGTCCAGGGTTTTGTATAAATTTTGATTCAAGTATTATGGGTTCTCAAGTAGAATTTGACTTTGTTTTAAAATTATGGTTTACTGAAGATGAAGAAGAACAAGATCCACCATTTGTACCTGAACTTAAAAATGCTACTTGGAAATCTGAAAATCAAATTAGACTTACAGGTTCTTGGGAAGGAGGATTTTGTAAAACCATTAGAATGTTCAATTCAAATGAAGACATAACAGCTACTCAATTAATTTTAAAGTTAAATTTTCCAGAAAGTTCAAAACTTAAAATAACTGATTACTGGTCTATAGATAGATTTTCTGAGTTAGATACATTAAATTCTACTTATCTTGGTTTGAATGACATAACTGTACCTGTTCTTAGATGGTACAATGGTCCTGGATTTTGTGTGTCTTACGAAGGAGAATTAAATTTGGATGAAGTCACTATAGATGTTTATTTCACAGGCTCTTATTGGACTACACCACCGGTTCAAGATTATGAACCTACTATTCCTGGTGGAATAAATGCAATGTATTTACCTCATGGTTATTTTTATACATATAAAACAGATCAGTTCATAGAACAGGAAGTACTCAAACTAAAAGAACTAAATATAAAACACCAATATGCGAATTTAGGAATGATGGATAATAATGGTGTAATTCCATATAATAAATATTCTCAACTTGCAAAATGGGTTAGAAACTCTAGATTAATTGATTCTGAACAATTAATTATAGCACAAGTTAATGGTTATCGCTCACATATTTGGGATACTAAAATACACTATAATATCGCATATACATGTAAAAATATTATTCAAACAACAGGAGTAAATGGAATTCATTTCGATATAGAACCACCTCGTACAGATTCTGAATTTATTGATCTTCTAGAAATTGTTCGTGAAGTGATTGGTGAAGAGCCATATATTTCAGTGGCTGGTTCTGCTTCCCGATTTAGTTGGAGTTTAGATCATATTCGAAATGTAGCAAAATATGCAGATGCACTCTGTCCAATGCTTTATGACAACTCTGAATCTATAACTTCTATTCAAGGTTATCAAGCTTGGGTTAAAGAAGCTATAGCTAATTATAATGTGATTTATAATAATCATGAAACAAGGAAAGGAGCAGAAGTTGTTCCTATTTTACCGGCCTACTCAACAAATGAATGGCACAATCCAGATATAGAAAATTTACAAAACGCTATCCCTGCAGTTATTGAAGCAATTAATGAAGGGTATCGTGTTAAAGGTATTGGTGTATGGTGGTGGTATGAAATGTCTGAATTGGATAAATACACAATGAAAACAGAATTCATAAATAAATTTTAAGTTTTTTTTATGAAATTAAGATAAATAATATTTTTTTTATTATTGACATGAATATTAACTTAATTTATATGAAACTATAAACTTGATTTTGTAAAATTGTATCACAAATTTCGGACATATCTTTCATCTGTTTAAACATATCTAAAACTTCTAATTCAGATAATCTAATGCTTATCACAACATTTATTTTATTAATAAATCTTAAATAAGGTTCTAGTTCTAAAGATTTTTTATATTTATTATCCAAAGTAGCATCTGAATCTAGATAAGTTAAATACTCATCTTCCAATTTATTTAGTTTTATTTGATTGCAATCAGGAATTATTCCATTACTAGAAATACCTGTTGTAGGTAGCCATATATTTTCTAAGCCTGTTTGTCTACTTTTTCCTGATGACATATAAAATCCCATATTTACAATTTCTGTTATCTCTTTTTCAAATCCTTCTTCAAGTGAGATATAAATAATTTTATTAACTTTTATTATTTTTCTTCCTTTAATTTCACATATTTTATTAAAATCAATATTTATATTTTTAATTTGTGGTTTAATTTGAGAAAAAATACACTCAACATCTTCTTTAGACATGTGTTTTATTCTATCTGAGACAAACTGTATTTTTTGTTCTTTTCTTTGCGATATGGGATCTAAAGTAAGTGATAATGTTGGTCTCATACCATCTTTTATATTTGGATTTTTTTTTAGATTAAGATGAAGTTTTTTATATTTGAGATACTTATTAAAATAGTTATTTGACATTTTATATTATTTGTATTATTTATATTATTTATATTATTTAAGATAAATTAAATATTTCAGCCTTTTATTACTAATTATTGAAACTAAAAAATTATTAAATTTCATGATTTTTATAAAATAAAAATACTCAGTAATGAATAAATTTAATAAACAAATTTATTGAGCAATTTCTTCGATGGTCATCGTAACATCGATTGCGGTGGTGTAGCACTGGTTGTCATCTTTGATGGCTTGAGTGATTTGGTACCACTTTGTTGGTTCATCACATGTGGTGTACTTGATAAGGAATATATTGTAATTACTGTTAGCAAACACATTGTTATTTAACAATGCATACCCAACAAGGTCATTGCTATGATTGTCATTGATATGACGAAACCCATCGATGTATTGTTCAATGTTCGGAGTTCTCTGGATCACTCGATGAGCATCTTCATACTCATTCCGAATGATTGCAATGAGGGTGGAAAGAAGAATGTCATGCATGATGCAAGTAAAATAGATTGAGATGAAAACAAGAACAGATTGGACTTGTAACAATTAAAATTAAATACTTATAATGGAAACATTAAACATATGTATTTTCAATTTTATAGAACAAAGAGTTTAATAAATTTTAATATTTTACATTAAAGCTAATAAATAAACTTACAACGGCTATAGTTAATAGCCATGAAAACCATTTATACTCTTTTTGATTATTTACATCAAGCATATTTTTATATTCATAGTAAATTTTAAGATTAATAATAAGAGTTGCTATTAGAATAAAAGAAGACAATAACCTATTCTCAAATCTATATATTAAAACAGACAAGCCACAAAAGACAGCAAGAGTTCTTATAGAAGCCATATAGGTTCTGTCTTTTGCTAATCTAGTCGTAATTTTAAATTCACTTATAGACATATATTTTAGTTATATATTTTATTTTATTTAATCCATCAAACCATAAACTTATACCCAAATTAACAAATATTTGAAATAGTTTTTAAATAAATTTACAAAAATAGAAAAATAAAAATAATTTAGTTTTTCTTACTACGATACGCATGATTTTTACCTGGTGTTGATTCTGGTCCACGATGAGCATATTTCCCTGCTCCTGGCAAACCATGGTGATTATTATGAGAATGTTCTGCAACAAGTTTTTTTATTTCTACTTTTTTTGCAGATTTATGTTCTGTTTTATTATTAAATTCTGATTTTTTTTTCTCTTTTTTTGAGCCTTGATCAATGATATTAAGATTACCTCTAAAAGGTTGATTAATGCAAAGTGTTTTATTTTTTTTTTTAAATTCTTCAATAGTCATTGGTGTTTTAAGTTTTAAATTATCTTTATGAAATTTAGTTTCTCGATGAATATCTTTTGTTTCTGTATGAGAAATATTACATATTTTGCATTCATAAAGTGGAACAGCAATTAAACATAAATTAGTTGATATATCATCCATATTTTCCTTTGCTTGCTCAAGTTAAATAATATGAATTATATATACTATATGTCAATTTTTTCGCATTTCTTTATTTTCTTCAATACAACCTTTTAAAATTTTACAGGGAGTTTTACTATTTTCCATAACTTTTAATAATGCTTTTGTATCTTTCGGAAAACACGCCCCTCCATAACTTAATTTACCATCAGGTCCTGGAACTTGAGTGTGCATTGTATGTATCCATCCATTTTTTAACATTGCTTCTTTTGTTTTATTATAATCTATTTTTTTATTCTCACATAGAAGATATAATTCATTGAAGAACTGTACTTTAACAGCATAGAAAGAGTTAACAAAAAGTTTCATTGCTTCTGATTCATCTGAGCTTAATAAAGTTATGTTATCTGTATAGTAAGTTTTATATAGATTAATTAATTTAATTAGATCATTATCTTCTTCTTTAACTTTTGACCCTAAACCAATAACTATATGGTTTTGATTATTAAAATCATCTTCAGCTGTTCTTGCAGTCAGGAATTCTGGATTGTGAATTATTTTTAATTTATTATCTTTTGACAATTGATTAGTAGTTCCTGGCTCAACAGTACTTTTAATAACAACTAATCCGGAATACTTTTCTTTTTCCAAATAATTAATAGTCTCAATGATGGCTGTTTTATCATAACTGTTTTTCTCTTCAGAATATAAAGTTGGCAAAGCCAAAAATAGTATATTTGTATTTAAACATTGTTCTAAACTACCTATACCACCATCTTTAAACTTATCATAAAGTATAATGTTTGATGTTTCACCCAATTTTTTCTTAAGAGAATTTTTAATTGCGGATCCCACAAATCCTAAACCAATGACACCTATATTTAATTTGGTGTTTTCTCTATCTAAATTTTCATTTAATTTGTCTAATTTATTAAATAAACTGTCCATAAAAATTCGATCTTCTTGATACATTATGTTAGATCTTTTTTTTAATTCTTTATTATCTACAAAAAATAAGTATCTATCATAAAATTTATTTAATTCTAATGCACTCTTATACACATATTTATCTTCTTGTTGAAGTTTTATATAATCATTTGAATTTTGAATATCTAAAAATTGTTCCTTATTATTAAATCCTGCGCGACAACATCTTAAAGAAAAATCAAGATGAGATTGACCACGAACTTTAAAACTCTCTTCATCAAAATAACCTACTTTTTTTATAATTTCAGGAGTAAAAGTCAATAAAATGCCATTCGATTTTAACACATTTCCATTTGTTTTAAAGTTATAATTTTCATAAACTAAGTCTTGTGTATCTTTTGTATTTAAATTACAACACATATGTTTAATATTTGTTTTTTGTGAAGCTTCAAAATATTTATTATCCCAATCTTTATTTAGTAATATATCATCATTAAGTATAAATCCATAATCAAAATCTATTTTATTACTTATATAAAGTATAAAATTAGATTGGTGATAAATATAACCAAGATTGTTTTTTACAATCAATAAATTAATAATATTTTCTGAATTAATAAAACTATCTAAAAGTTTTAAATAAGTTTTCGAATAATCATCTTTAAAATTATTCCCACCATTACTTATTATAAATGTATAATCTATATTTTTATCCAATGAATTTAATAGACTATCAATACAGTTATTAAAATAATCTGGTCTATTCACAGTTGTTATTCCAATAATAAAATGTCTTGTATTTAATCTAGATTTTTTCCTTTTATCATAAATAGTTTCTATTAATTTATGCTTTTTATCAATATATTTAGTTTTATCCCATTCAAATCTACTATACTCTTCACTTCTTGATCTATTAAAAATAGAAGAAATATGATCAAGATTGGCAATTGCTAAATTTGGATGAATGCAATAGTATTTTTGAGTTATGCCATATAATAAAGAATCAAAGGGTTTGTCAAATAGTTCAATTCTATTTAGGATATTTTTAAATACAGTATTTTTATAAACATTAAAAAAAGAACCATTTGATGCTTGATTACAAATATAACTTCCATTGTTTATTTCTATATTTTTAAAATTCCATTGAGAAGATCCAAATTTTAATATTTCAAAATCGCCTAATAGAGTTAATGCATAAGATTGTTTTTCTATAAAATCTTCTGTTAATAACATAACATCATCATCCAATATACATATATAATCTTTATTTTGCTGTATAGCTTGTTTAAAAATTTCTTTCATAGACATTAAATAACCTAAAGAACCTCTTGAAACTATCATCTTTCTGTTTATTTTAATTTCTTCTTCAGTCATTGGTTTAGTTTCAATTAAATTCCATAATTGATCATATTTTTTATCATAACCATCTATAGTTATCGCAGGTTTACTTTTAATGTATAATCTATTAAGGTTCTTTTCCAATAAATAGTAATTTTCCTTATTTTTATTAAGATTAAGTATTTCTACTTCATTCGCAATATCATTAATTGATTTATAATTTTTAAAAACAATATTACAATCTCCAATATCTTCATATGGCAGTATTCTTAAAAGATATTCTGCATTAGTATTAACTTTGAATAGTATATTTTCATTAGTAAAACCAATTAGACATTTTCTAAAAATATCTTCACCTGATAAAAAACATCTCAAACTATATCTTGAATTCATACTGCTATTAATTTTGAAGCAATATGTTACATTTGAATAAAGCTTAATTTTATAATCTTCACATTTAAGTTTGTTTAATGTAGTATTTTTTTTTATCAAAGTAAAATCTATATTTATATTAAATGCAGTGTTAATATTATAATCTTTAAATAAAGGAGAATATTCCGAATCAAATACAGCTTTTATTGCTACTTTCTTTTTATTTAATCTGTCAAAATTCTCATGAAGAACTTCTTTATCTATAAAATCCTTGTTCGCTTTTTTTATTAATTCAAATTCTGAACTTGATAAACATTTAATTGATTCTTGACTTAAGAAGTAGTTTTTGCTTAATTTGTATGACATGTTGTTTTTGTTAATATTATTAATAAAGGTATTATTTTTAGTAAAATGATTATTCCATCTTGATATTTTAAGAATCATATTTAATTTTATAACTTTTATAAATTTAAGAACTTTCTTCATTAATTTAGACATAAAAAATAAATAAAACTAGATAAAAAATAAACTATAATGTTATAAATACAATATGACTAAAATAGACTATTCTTATTCAGGATTTAACTCCTCACATTTAATTAGATTGGAACAATTTATTGAGTCCAATGATAATCTTAACAAAGAAGATTATGAAAATACAATTTCTCAAATTAAAAATTATAAATCTTCAAAAGGAAATTTATGCACAAAATTAAATAAAAGTGTATTATTCAATGAATTATTATTAGAAATTTATAAAGTTCTGAATAAAGAAGTTCCTGATTTAACACCAACTATTAATCCATCAATATTCAATAAAGATTACACATCTGAAAATGTTCAACTATTGGTAGAATTAATAGGGTGGACTGAACTTAAAATACAAGTCACAGGATCTTATGTCAAAAATGCAAAAATAATTATAAGAAATAGTAAAGGAAAATCTCTATTTTGTTCTTCAAATCTTAAAACGAATGAATGGGGTAGATTGAATTTAGAAGTGCCTAATATAGAACCTATTATTCTAATAGAATCAAAATATGGAATAAGTACATTTAATAATAGTAAACAAAAACATATGTGGTTATTAAAAATAATGGATCTTAATCATACTATTGTAGATTGCAATCTTAATGTTTTTACAACTATCAATGCCAAATATCATTACCCTTGTGAATCATACAATTTTATTAATAATCAAAATTTAAATGAAGTTTTAGGATTTGACAATGAAAAACAATTTGACGCAGACTATATACAAAATAAACAACTTTTGAGATTAACTTTATTTATGAAACTTTTGAGATTAGTCGGTGTTAAATCTTCTAAGATTGCAAAAGAGATAATTAATAAAAAAACAACAAATGAAACACAACTTATGTGTGAATTATTAGATTTAAAACAAAGAACTTTTGTCAGTAAAATTATGAACTATTTAGAATCACAAGAAAGAGTTAATATTATAAAATATATCAGAATTATTTACGCAATTGAAAAATATATATCAGACTCTTTAAGACATTGTCCTTTTAAATTTTGGATTAAATACTCTACTATTATAAATAATTTAATAAATGAAGTGAATAGATTGACTAATAAGGTAGATCCCAAATTAGAAGAATTTCCAAATGCATCTTTTCTTGGTTAATTTTTAATAATTATTTGAGTAAAAACTAAAAACTCTATAAAATTGATTAATTTCTTTATCAATAGTAGAATATCAAATCATGGATCTCCGTGTTGAAAAACTTGCTGAAGAATACAATTGCTTTGATGAAGCAGTAAAATGTCTTGAAAAATTTTATAATAATCATCCTGGAACCATACAAATAGATTCTGTTCTAAAAGAAATTAGTACACCGGATTGTGATCTCTATGTTGTTCTTGAAACTAAGTTTATGTTTGTACTTGATGATGAACATTACCAATCTTCTGCTAGTTGGTATTCTTTGGGTGGAATGATAAATAGAGGAATGATTGAGTTTAAAGGAGAACCAATTCTTGAACATGCAATTGAATACCGAAATGGAAATTGGGTTTGTTAGTTTTTATTATTTTTTGTTTATCTACTTTAAATAAAACATCTCCTATAACTCTAAAATAAAGAATTATAAAATATAAAAATTAAATTAATATTATCTTTTCGGGTCCAATTATTTTATAATTATTATTGGATTCATTATTTTCATCCAAATTTGGTTGAATTGTAAATTGATAATATTCATTGTTATATTTTATTGCATAAAGTTTCCAAATACTGAAAGTATAACTTTTTTTTACCATTATCATTGAATCTAAACATTCTTCTTTTTTATCTTTTAATTTATCCTTAATAAAATCTATTTCTCTACAATTAAAACATCTTTGTAAAGTGTTGTCAAACTCTTTATTTTTAAGTTTTAATTTAATTATTCCAAACAGTTCATTATCCGATGGATACATTTTATTATCCGATGGATGCATTTGATTATAGTTTATAAATTAATAAAATTAATCAATTTTTCATTAATATACTTTCTTATGATCTTTATTTAGATTGCCTATAATAAATATCTAAATTTATTTTTTGTATTCCTTCTTCCAATTCAAAATAAGAAACCAAACTATCTTTATTATCAATATTCAAATCAAACACTAAAACTATCCTTTTTAGATCTATTTGGTGTTGTATTTTTTGTCCTAAAATTAGTTTTCCATTTTTTTTTAAATACACTTTCTTTATTTTATCTATGTCTTTTGATTCTATTGCTACATGAGATATAGATTTATTCATCTGTATTTTATTACTTGAACCTCTTATTTTTTCTTTTTTTATTTTATTTTTTTGATCTATAAATTTAACTGTTTTGAAACTATTCAAAATTCTAGCATCTATTTTATTAATTTCTATTATTAAATTATCTATTCTATTTAAATCCAAATATTCACCATTAAAAATTAATAAACATAGATTCAATTCAGTGCTTTTATTTTTTTTTATAATAAATTCAGGTTTTTTGCTTGTCAAAACATAATGACCATTAATAGATAGTTTATATTCAGCTTCAGGTAATCCTTCTAGAACAATTTTATTTGGTTTAAAATCTTTTGTATCTAAATTTATTCTTATTCCATCCATTTTTCCAGACGTGTATCTAAAAGAACTTTCTTTTTCTTGATGTTGATATTTGAGTCCTAAATCGGATTCTATATATGCATCACTTAAATCATAATCTTCAAATTCGGATATATTTAGTTTTCTTGATTTATCAATATCTGGTTTAACTAAAATTGCCATTGTTTTAGATTTGCATTTATACATAAATTATTATAAGTTATTAATATTTGTTTTTCAACGCATTTTTAATAGTTTATGTAGTTTAAATATTTTCTAATACTATGATAAAATTAATAATAAAATAAATGTATGAAATGGAATTATATGGAAAATGTTTAATATTTATTTTTTTCAAAAAAACTTGAATTTACTATGTAATTCTTTCTTATTATTATGTCAATAGAAGATTTTATTAAATCAACTTATGAATCTCTGCAAGATGATCTTAGTGGAGAAATAGAGACTTATATAGAAAGTTTAGCTAAAGTCAATCCTAATTTGTTTGGTGTCTCTATTTGTGATATTAATGGAAAATTAGTTGCGGAAGGAGATTCTGAATATCCATTCAGTTTTCAATCCTGTAGTAAACCTATATCTTACTGCATTGCTCGTAATAAACTTTCAAAAGACGAAGTACATAGACATGTTGGTTTTGAACCAAGTGGGGCTAAATTCAATGCTCATATTTTAAATAAAGATAGTCTTCCTCATAACCCAATGATCAATGCAGGTGCTATTGTAATTTCTCACCTTATAAAAGATAGAGAAAAACTATCAACATGTATAGATTCTGTTTTAGATATATACAAAAGAATGACGGGTAGAATAAACAGTTATGGGTCAATTCATGTTGATATTGGTGTATATTTATCTGAATCTGAAAAATCTGATCGCAATAAATCATTGGCCTATTTTATGAAAGAAGCAGGCAAAGCATTTCAAAGAGATATTGATGATTCTGAATTAAAAGAAATACTTGATTTTTACTATATGAATTGTTCCATAACTGTTAATGCAAAACTTGCAAGTATTTTAGCATCTACTTTGGCGAATGGTGGTGTGTGTCCAATTACTAAAGAAACGATCTTCAGCAAAGAAGTTGTAAGAGATTGTTGTAAACTGATGCAAACTTGTGGTATGTATGATAGTTCAGGAACATTCTTTTTTGAAGTTGGTCTACCTGCTAAATCAGGAGTAAGTGGTTGTGTTATTATGGTTGTCCCGGGAAAAATGGGTGTGTGTGTTTTTTCACCAAGAACAGATGATTTTGGAAATTCAATTCGTGGAGTTAAATTTTGTCAAGCTCTTAAAAAAAGTGGTCTTATAGAAACATATAGTAAATTAGAAAAAGAACTTCCAGAAGATATGTTAAAATATAGACTTCTTCATCTCATATCTTCAGGTGATTTAGATAAAATTAAAGAATTCTATGCAGAAAATAATAAAAAGGGTACGCCAATTAATTTGAGTCAAGGAGATTATGATGATCGAACACCTCTTCATATTGCAGTTACAAATAAACACTGGAATATAGCAAGCTTTTTACTCGATCAAAAAGTAGATATTAAAATTAAAGATGTTTATGGCAAAACTCCAATTGATTGTTGTGAGGATGATGCTCCTATTGATATAGTAAAAAGATTAGAATTTTAATTTATTTATAAATAAAACACACAAAATTATACAATAAAAAATAAAAAAATATATTCATATATTTATTCCATTAAATAAACTTTATTATTTGTCCATTTTAATGTACACATTGGACAACTATTTTTATCATCAATCCAACTTTTTTTTATTAAAATATCAAAACATTTATTGCAAGTTGAACATTTAATAAATTCATTTTCAATAGGTTGAAATAAAACACAACATTCAATATCTTTTTTATCTACTTTTATTGTGGTCCATTTCTTTACTAGGGCAATTTTATTTATATTATGATAGAGGTTACTAAAATCCCAATCACTTATATCTCCATTAAATTTAGAATTCTCAAACATACCACTCATATCTGTTACTTTAGACGTATCCCATTTGCTTATTTCTCCATTAAATTGAGAAAAAAAAAACATATAACTCATATCAGTAACTTTTGATGTATCCCATTTACTTATATCTCCATTAAATTCACTTCTAGAAAACATATAATTCATATTAGTAACATTGGATATATTCCATTTACTTATATCTCTATTAAATTGAGAATTAGAAAACATATGACTCATATCAGTAACATTAGAAGTATCCCATTTACTGATATCTCCATTAAAATTGCTTCCAAAAAACATATAACTCATATAAATAACATTAGAAGTATCCCAATTACTTATATTTCCATTAAATTGAGAATTTTCAAACATAAAACTCATATTAGTAACATTAGAAGTATCCCATTCACTTATATCTCCATCAAATTTAGACAAATTAAATATCCAATTCATGTTGGTAACATTCGATGTATCCCATTTACTTATATCTCCATTAAATTTACTTTCAGAAAACATACTATTCATATTAGTAACATTTGATGTATCCCATTCACTGATATCTCCATTAAATTGAGAATTCTCAAACATATGACTCATATCTGTTACATTAGAAGTATTCCATTTACTTATATCTCCATTAAATTTACTATATTTAAACATTTTTCTCATATGGGTTACATTAGATGTATCCCAATCACTAATATCTCCATTAAAATAACTTCTATAAAACATCTTTCTCATATTAGTAACATTAGAAGTGTCCCATTCACTGATATTTCCATTAAATTGAGAACAAAAAAACATATAACTCATATCAGTAACTTTTGATGTATCCCATTTACTTATATCTCCATTAAATTCACTTCTAGAAAACATATGATTCATATCTGTAATATTAGATATATCCCATTTACTTATGTCTCCATTAAATTTACTTCCATAAAACATATAACTCATATCGGTTACTTTAGAAGTATCCCATTCATTAATATTCCCATATTTATCTAACGCATGTTCTTCATTATTGCACCATAAATTAACAGCTTTTTTTAATTCATCTTTATCTTTAGGTTGAAATACCATACCACTATTCAAATAATCACAATAATCATGATAATAATCAAAATTTATTCCATTAAATAAACTTTATTATTTGTCCATTTTAATGTACACATTGGACAACTATTTTTATCATCAATCCAACTTTTTTTTATTAAAATATCAAAACATTTATTACAAGTTGAACATTTAATAAATTCATTTTCAATAGGTTGAAATAAAACACAACATTCAATTTCTTTTTTATCTACTTTTATTGTGGTCCATTTCTTTACTAGGCCAATTTTATTTATATTATGTTTGAGATTACTAAAATCCCATTTACTTATATCTCCATTAAATAGAGAATAATAAAACATAAAACTCATATCTGTTACATTAGATGTATCCCATTCACTTATATCTCCATTAAATTTACTTCCTGAAAACATCCATCTCATATTTGTTACTGAACTTGTATCCCATTTACTTATATCTCCATTAAATTTACTTCCTGAAAACATCCATCTCATATTTGTTACTGAACTTGTATCCCATTTACTTATATCTCCATTAAATTTACTTCCTGAAAACATCCATCTCATATTTGTTACTGAACTTGTATCCCATTTACTTATATCTCCATTAAATTTACTTCCTGAAAACATCCATCTCATATTTGTTACT